AGGTCACATCCGCAAGCAGCAGTATCGTTTGCTTGTGCATCAAAATCGGTCAGGATGTTATCCAGAACCGCAGTAAGCTCCGAAGTGGTGGTAGAACCACCACACGGGATAGCTACAGTAGCACCGACAAGGTGGGTGTAGTCGCCCCAACCAGTGCGATTCTCATTTTCAGCCGTAATAAACAACTGATCATAAGTAGCAGCATTGGTAGAAGTGCGATACTCACCACGCAGGGGGATACCGGACTCGGTGATACGGAAAGGAGAACCTTCGTATGCCTCAGAGTGGTATTCCTGCCAGCCGATGTCATAGCCAGAACCTTCTTCGGTTACAGAGGCTTGACGTTCGGTGAAGGTGCCGCAGCATTCCAGACCATCCAGAGGTACGAGCGTAGCGCTAAAGTTGCGCGGGTAGCTGTACAGGCGGTTGATCTTGCAGTAGCTGTTGTAAGCCTCTTGGCTCAGGGTAACGCGAAGCGTGGGGCACTGATCCGTAGCAGCATCACTACCACCTACCAGCGTACCGGAACCTGAGATATACAGGCCGGAAGCATCATCAATGGTGAAGACAACAGCGTTGTTGGCAGCAGCGGGAGTGTCGGCCACAACCGTCACCAGAGCACCACTGGAGGTAGCGCTATATCCGGAAACACCGTCCAGTGCAGAAGCAATGCTTGCAGCAGTGGTGGCATTATCGGTAGCAGCATCCCAATCGGTACCTTCCACAAGAGTAGTGGAAGCCAAAGTGATCTCGGCAAGAGCCGTGATACTTGCGTAGTCGTTAACGTTGATCTGGCCAAAACCAGCTTGGGCAGACACAGACAGATCGTCGATCTCATTGTCCGTGAGGGCCGGGGCGTAGATAGAAACATCCTTGCCCGGAGCAACAGCATAGGCCGTTACAATACCAGCAAGTCTAGCATCATCGTTAATCTCATTACGCAGCTTCTTTACGACATCTGCGCAGGTCTCATTGGCGTCATCACAGCCGTCACAGCCCGTGCAGCACGTAGCATCCACGGTATAGGTGACAGCTTGGCGATTAAAGCCGTAATTGAAAAATTCACTGGGAGCAGTGAAGGTCATGTTCAGCGTAAAGACATCAGCACAGCTAGAACAGTCTGCCAGAGATACATCATAGATGCCATCAACAGCAGGCGTGTAACAACGAGAGTTGTAAGCCGTAACGTCACGACGCTTAAACACGGGGCTTTTAACGATCTTATCTACTGTAGAGCCACCAGAAGTGTCTACACCTACAGCCAGATAGAACTCACGAGCAAGCGTGAGGTCAGAACCGTCAATCGCCAAGTTGGTCGCACTGGAGAATACACCGATTTGACCAACGCTAAGGCCAGACAAACCTGTTCCCGCAGTTACGATAGCCTGATCACCAGTGGTAACCAGCGTCTTATTCACAACAGGGTTCATGTTTAGTTATTTTTAATTAATAAATCCTTTTTGACTAAATCGACTGCCAACTGCACGATTTCCTCATGCAACTGGAAGACGTCGGCTAACTCGCAATTTTGAAAGCCAGTTAGCGCAGTTCCGTTTGGTAGGGAATATCCCCCGAAAGCTTCAGCATAGTGCATATACTTAGGCGCACGGACGTAGTCAAGTAGGAAAGAGGTAACATTAAAATCACCCTTGTATATCCTAACCCTCTGCTCTCCGATAAACCTTATGAGTGCTTCTTTCCACTCAAATGAGGACCCATATAACACGGAATTTATACGGTCGTCATGCTGGCTTACGTATGTGTCCAGAACGGCGGTGCAGGTTTCGCGCTTAGCCTCTACATAGGACCGCAGATGGTATCTGTAGTCTGTAGGGAGAGGTATGGTCACGGAGTCTGTGCCGAAGTCCTGTATAGTAGTAATCTCACTATTGTTGACAATCAGGTTTCTCACCACTTCGATCACGTACTGATCGCGCTCAGCGCCCGTAAGCGCCATTATGCGGCCAAGTACGATGTCCTGAGCCCGGTTCAAATACCGATCCTTCTCAGGGACAATGAGCTGCGCGTACTGTTCGGTGTCTACCACGTCAAGGCGCAAGTCAATCTCGTAGTGCATCTCCTGAATAGTCATTACATAGCTTTGTTTATGAGGTCTTTGATCTGCAACTTCATCGCTTGATGGTCTACATTTCTAAAGAACTCTACAGCACCCTCTTCGTCGTATCCAATGTGGGTATCGCCAAAGTAGATGCCTTGGTTGTCGTTGCGAAGAACGTTCTTCTTCAGGCCCTTCTTGACCAGAGCTACCAGATCAAGGCGCTCAAGGTCCTCACTGGCCCACTTGACCACCATTGCCGGGTCTTGCTCAATCAAATCACCAATTCGAGCGTCGATGTAGTTAGAGTTGCGGTCATGGGTAATCTCACCAGAGATGGCAGCAATAACATCGGACTTCTTCTTATCAGACATCGCATCAATAAGTACCGCTGCCTTTCGCAGGGTAACGGCGCGTCCAGCCTCCTGCTCACTCTCCATCTCATCAGATGTCATGTAGTAGCGGGCTTCGGGCCAAAGGCCTTGCTTGTACTCCTTCCAAGAATTTGCGATAACCGGGTCGAGCTTGGCCAGTTCGTAGTAAATACGGTCCAGCGGAGTGCCCGTATCCCAGACAATCGAGTGCATGGGGAGCATGATTTTTGACTGACGGCTTTTCCAAAAGGAATCATCACCGTCGTTGCTTCGATAAGGGCTCATGTTGTAACCGAGGTACTTTTCCATCTCGGTTAGCTCCTCATCTGTAAGACCGATACGATAACGCCCAGTCTTATAGTCATAGGCAGGTTCAAGCGTATACTTGCCCTTACCGTTCTCCTGAGCCCACCGCTTTTCTGTAGTAGGCACAGGTTTCACAATTACCTTCATAGTTCCAAATTTATAAGGAGGAGGGGTGTTACCCCCTCCATCCTAGTGTTTATCCAACTTTACGCGGCTTCAACTCACCACACCGAGAAGTATCGGTGATGTGCGTTCCGCACTGATCATGACAAGTCATGGTGTAGAAGTCACCCTCGTGAGCAGCAAATTTCTGGTCACCAAAACCGTAGGGGCTCTGGATACCCGGAACGTAAGCTACCTTCATAGCGTCGGCCTTGCGTACGTACTTGATGTTAGACTCCATGCCTTCGCCGGAGAGATCAAGGAACGTAAAGCGACGAGACTCGTAGGGGAAACCTGTGCGCGGATCAATGTCGAAGTTGATCTCGGTGTCGTCGTAGATCGGGTTGTGTACAACCTCTACTTCGATACCGTTAGCGCCTTTGTACTTAACAAACTGAGCACCGTAGCTCAGGCCGTTAGAGTGGTAAGGCGTACTCTGCTTCTGGATGTTGATGTCATCCACAACTTGCAGGAATCCGCTCGTAGAAGCTTTATCCATGACAGCTTTGTGGAACTCCATCATTCCGATCTCACCAGTAAACACCTTGATGTTACGCTGGCTGCCCGGAGAAACAGTAGAGTAGTAGATGTCCAAGAGGAACTGCTCAAGCAGGTCCGCCGTGAAATCGGTGTACTCATAGTTGTTGGGGCCTTTTTCCAGAAGTTGCTGAACACCGGGGCCAGACAGGATCGGGCGTCCGGTAGAACCAGCTACCGTGTTAGACTCACGGCTGTACCACAGACCACGCTCGATCTCACGGTACCACTGAGCCCAATATTCGGCTTCAGCGTACTTGATCCAAGCGCTGTGGAAATTACCTTTTTCATCAGGGATTTTGACAGCGAGAACCTGACGGGCTACATCGCCAGTCACATCGTACTTCTTACGATAGCGGCTGAGGCGAGAGTGCAGGTGCTGAGGCAGTGCGTAGTGGGTGGAACCACTCTCTACGGAACCTTCCTCGTACTGTGCAAAAAGCTTACCCCACTTGGTGTTGGGGGCAAGGTACTGAACAGGCAGGAAATCATCGACTTCTGCATCGACGAGTTGTACCTCATAGATAAAGCCACCACCTTGCGGGATGGGGCCTCTCTGAATGCGGCACTGGTACTTTTTGTCCATCGTACCCGGATGGATAACGTCGCCGGGGCGGTACCAATCAAAATCAAGCTTGATCTTAAACGGTACGTTGCCGTAACCCGGCGTGGTGTTTGCGGCAGGCAGTACATTTTCTACAATGACTCCCGGTCGCGTGGACGCACCCTGTAGCTTCCACTCCCACTCACTCGAATTGATGACCATTTCACGGCCAGTACCGCCCAACATGGAAGTCAGGGGGTTATCCGAATAGCGATAAGACGAGAAAATCTTCATCATCTTGTCAGCGAAAACCTCCGGCTTAGCCAGAAGAGCGCGACCCAGATGGTTCATCTCCGTCATCGTGGAATGCCAAGGCATGCGTTGAATAACCATGCTATTGTTGACATTCATATCCCAAAAAATTTGATTATAAAATTAAAAACTTTCCCAAATAGCTCTGTTAGGCTCCTTATTACTGGCATTTTTAGGATTGGGGGTCTTGCGTTGAAGCTTTTTCTCCACCTCCTTTACCTTCTCGTTTCCACCTTTTTGTTTTAAATCTCCTAGGTCGAAATCGCTCATAAGAAGTTTGGCAACAGCCAATGTCTTTTCTGGATCAGTTCCTCGGGCGAGATTCATCATGTCCCGTACAAACGGGGTGATGTAGTTTCGTCCTTCTCTAACAGACTTTCTAGTGAAGTATTGGTTCAACTTACGTCGGTCTCTAGAGGAAAAGGAAATGTCCTTATATTCTTCGATGTCTTCCAGTTTGTCGAGAAGTGTCTGGGTGCGCTTACGCTGGTCCTCTGCCTGCTTTAGCGCCTGTTGTTCCTTCTCTCGGGCAATGCGGTCCACTTCAGCCTGCTCCACCCTGCGGTATTGCTTATAGGCTTGGGTAGCCTCCTCAGACAGCTCATCCTCATCAATAGCTTTGATCAGTCGATCTGCTTCACGGGCCGTGTTTCCTTTGACTTCTTGGTAGTAGTACTTCAAGAAAGCTTTCTGCCCTTGCTCAGACTCTACATCAAAACTGGTGGAGGGGGTCACAGTATTAAAGTCACTGTAACTCCCCCCATCAAGAATGTGCTTCACCACACGATAGTCGTGCGGGTCAAGAGAGTCACGGAGTTGCATGAACATGCTCTCAGTGGCTTCCCTGACTGAGTTGTCCCATTTCTCAACCAAATAAACATCGTCTATTTCATCATCTTCGGAGATGTCGAAAAGCCCCTGATCGGCCAACGTCTTGGCTGTCCGTAGGAAAGGGTTATCTTCTTCATCTTCCTCAGGCTCCTCCACTTCTGGGGGGGCGTCTGTTTGTTCCTCGACCTCATCAGGGTCGGGATTGTCGGGGGTTTCAGGTCCGGGGTCATCCGGCTCTGGAAAAGGGGTTTCCTCGGCATTGTCCTCTTCAGGGGCTACCGCCTCTTCCCAATTCCACCCATCCAGCAGTTCCTCTGCGGTTTGTTTCTCACTCATAATAACGACTTTTAAACAAAAAAAGTTTAATTTTGTACACTTTTTTTATGAACTTTCAACAATTTGTTTCTCTTTCTCCAATTCTACTTTCTCTTTTTCTAGGAAATGTTCGGCAATATCCAAGCTATCCAGTTGGTTATTATCGTTCATATCCTTGTCTTCAGCAAAGCCTGAGGAGAATACAGCCTGCTGCATGATACGGGTCTTTCTTTCCTCCTGCTCCAGCAAGAGCTTGGTCTCCCGTTCGTACGCCAGCTTCTGCATTTCGTTCTGGAACTCCATCTGAGACATTTGCTGCTCGTGCTGTTGTTGAGCCTTTTGCATTTCTTGCTGCTTCTCACGCATCTCTTCCTCAGCAGCCTTCAATAACTCCTCTGCCTCTGCGGCAGTGTCCGTGTTAAGCGCCTTGATAACCGTAGACATACTCACGAGCTGATTCTGTAGACCGAACCGTGCCATTTCCTGTACGGTCTGTCGGGCTTCCGCAGCAGTGGAGGCATCGGCAATATAAATACCGTACGTAGAGTTTGACAGTAGCATGGGATCAATCTCAAAATACTCCCGAGATAGATCGTCTAAGATATAGTCCAGCTTAGCCGGGCGCTCCTGAGAGTAGATTACCTTTGCAGACTCCACCAAGGCCTGTAGTGCGTTTCTCTTAACAATGTCGTGCATCTTAAAGAAAGGCTCCAGTTTGTTTGAGGTCAAGGTCAGCACCTTGTCCACGTTCTGCACGGCCTCGCGCTCTTGGATCATACCCTCTAATTGCTTGGGCACACCCACGGCCTCTCCGGCCATCTGCTCAATGTACGCCAGTATCTGCTGGTACTTGGCCAGATCAGAGGTAAGCGACATATCCACCTCCTTGATGTATTCACCAATGTTCTGGGAGGCGTGTTTGTTACCTTCCTGAGACGGGTCCAGATAAATCACGGAATCCGCATCGGCATGATATTGCCATTTAGCTAGGTCCATGCCTGAGTCTACCGGGATGGCGTTCATGTTGGTGGCGAACTTCTTACCCTTGTCCTGTGCGGCCAAAAGCTCCATACGATAAAAAAAGATGTTGTACAGATACTGAAAGGGCCGGATACGATCCATGAGGGAGGTAATGGCCGAGTTTGTATTGTCGTAGGCAGCTCCAACATAAGGGAGCTTACACTCATACAACTTGTCAATATCCTTGTGCTGGTTTGGTAGGGGACCGTATCCTTTGTAGATGTCCTTGCCAATCCTCCAGCACTGATGAACTTCCGGCACCCAATACCAGTTGACCTCTATATCATTTGGTCCTTTTTTATAGTCTTCGGAGACAACCTCTTCGATTATCCCTTGGGGGCCTTGGGTTTTTAAAATACCTATCTTCCTTAGAGACTTCCACACCGCATGGATAACGCGCACCTCACCGTTTGAAAAGGCCGTATCGGTAGAGTCTGTCTGTCCAAATGAGATAGCCTCAAAGTGGAGGTTGGCCATGTCGTTCCACCGTTCATAGATGGTGTCGATCTCCTCATCCGTTAACTCATGTGAGAATTGAGCCACAATATCTGCGGGGGTCATCCGGTATTCAGCCACAGCCCACTGACCGTCTTCTATGTAGTCCTCATCGGGAGACTTATCGTAGTCAAAGTAAAGAGGGTTGATGGGACGGATAGTAGGCTTACCGCTTATTTCACCTATGTAGTACACCTCAATACCGGAAATAGCCGCGTGTTTTGCTCCTTTTAGGAACTTGGCCTCTATATTTTCTTCCTTATTGAGGTAGTTTAAAATTTGATTGCCCAGCACTTCTGCCGGGTCCTGATACTCCCGAGCCATGTAGCGTTTAACTTCTTGGGGAGTCTTGGGAGGTTCTATCTGTGGTTGCTGCCCGGTCTGCTGTGCCTGCATCATAGCCTGTTGGGCTTCCTGCATGGCTTGTTGTTGGATGGGAGCCATGATCTTTTGGATCACGTAGTCCTTGAGCATACCAAATTCAGCCTGCTCTCTGCGAGTGGTGGCTTCTGAGTTGACTGCGGTTAGTCTATAGGGAAAAGGTCTACGGGCCTCAATGCCTAAAATTGCGTTGATCTTACCCGAGCTAATGTCCCGGTTAGTCATTTGTGCGGGCAATTCCCCCACAGCGTCCCCCCAAGGGCGGCAGACATACTCAAAATCCTCTACATGGATAATGTTGTTGTAGAGGTCATAATTTATTTTATTCTTGTACCACTGCGATGTGTACGATCCTACATAAGAGGAGAAAGACCTCTTATCCAAGGAGTCCACATTCTCCTGATACCACTTCTCATCCTTTTTGGACTGTGGTAGGCGCTGGTTTATCATCGGGAGTATTTTTTCATCTCAAGAAGTTGATTAATTACCTTTCGTTCCCGGCTCTGGCCAGCCTTGTTATTTAGCTTTTCTTCTTCTCTGGCGAACATGACGAGCCTAAATGCCATGAGGCGGTCAAAGTTCCCCTTGGGGTTGTACTTGATCATTTCTTCAATCAACCCTATAGAGTATAACAAATCTAAGTTGTAAATAGGTTCACCATCCTTAGTTTTCTCTCTTTCAGTGAGTAACCAATTAGTTATATATTTATCTCCTGCCTCAATAAAACTACTGGTCATGTGCATACCGAACTCTCTTTTGACCTTACTTTTTTTGACGTGGGCCTTAATTAGAGAGTCGGGCTGGCGGTTTAAAAGATGGAGTTTATTCCAGTATTCAAAATTCTTTTCGGTGTTATTCACTTCATTCTCATACAGGATAGTAGCGTTGTAGTACTCAGCCAATAGGGCCAGCCTACGCTCATACTCATCCGTAGTTCTGGGCCTGCCTACGTATTCGGCTACAATAATATCAGAGTTCGGGCTCAGGTTAGTGGGGTTTTTGTACACAAACGCAGCTCCTAATGAATCCGTCTGTGAGGTATTGTGGCGATAGGGGTCATAGCCAATTACGTAAGTGCCGGGTGGTGGGTTAGGAATGGGCTCTTCATAGACCACTACTGCCCCACTTTGGTCTAACTCTTCAGCCCTATAATGTATGATGGGCTTTAGGGTACCTTGAAGATCAGGCATGCCCAATACCTTACCGTCTTCCTTTTGCAGGATGTAGGGCTTCCCAATCTTGGCCTTATCGTCAGCCATGAGCTGATTGAGGCGTCTTTGCAATAAATCAACGGGGAAAGCGTTTATGTTATCCACCAAGAAGGCCTCTTGGGGGGAAAGAGCGTACTCCGATAGGTGCTTGGCCATACTGACTGCACCTTTTGAACGCTCTACGATGCGTTGTCTTTCCTCCATTTCAGCTTTTTTGGCCGCCTCTAAATCAGAATTACCCTGATCATCTGTATAGTCTGGGTTATTGAGGTTGACTGGAAAGAAAAAGGCGCAGGAGTTTCCGGAAGCTCCCTCATCCCAGACATTGTCGAATGGTAGAAAATTATGCAGCTCTGGGTTGTAGAACACATCAGCAAAGTCAACTGAGGCAGAGGTCATGTCTCCGCCAGTACCAAAAGCCAAAATCTGCCCGGTCATGGTAGAACCATCTCTGGTAGAGGGCTCGGTCGCTTTTAAGGAAGATAGAAACCCATCCCACTCCCCGGCCTCCTCCATGATTACTAAGTACGGGTCCTTACCTCTGGCCGCACCGGGTCTGTCTTTAAAGGAGAGGGCCATCATCTCTGACTTATATCCCTTCTCGAATTCTATGCCGTTATTCTTTCCCCGGTAAGAAGCCCTGACGTGGTCCTGCCGATCTACGTATTCCCTTTTCTTGCCCCAAGCGGTATGCTCAGACAAAAAAGAAAGCCCATTGAGAGCCATAGTCATGATACCGTTTGGAAAAAGGTACTTCTTTTCGTAAGCAGTGAATAGGATAAGCGACTTTCTGACCGTGTTGTAGGTGTTTACGGCCTTGGCGGAGTTTTTGTAACTATTGTGAGTGGGTATAAAATCCTTTGTGATGTATAAATGCTCCGGGTCTTCTACCAAGATACAGGTCTGTTCCTCAGTATATCCCAAAGACCTAACCTCCCTGATGCCTATTTTCTTATAGCCATACTTTCTACCCTTCTTGATGTTTTTAAGCTTACGGTCCAGTTTAAATACATCCAAATCACATACAGCACTGACTACATAATGAGGCCTTTTGGCCCACCCTGCTGGTTTGGGCTGGTACCACCGTGCTCTACAGCCCAAGCTCCTGAATAAAAATAACACATCGTCCCTGAGTTGTGGTGAGGAAGTATTAAACCTTACCGTCCCGCAGGGGCTGGAGGTACCATCGGTATCCATGAGGCCTCTCAAAAGCTCAAGTCTCTGACTAATTGAGCTATACAAATAATCTTTTGGTACGAACTTGCTGTAACTATACGTACAAACTCCTAATTCTCGCAGCTTTTCTTTCAGTGGGTTTTTTGGAAGACCATAAGCTATGGAGTAACCAAAATCATTCTTCTGTTTCCTAATGTTAGCGGAGGGAAGCCTATTTTGTAGCTCCTCTACTATTTCGTAATCCCCCGTAGATATGGCAGTGTTACTACCCGTTAAGCATCCATCACCTAACAAAACACCCAGCACATACGGGTCTACTGGAAGCTCCTTTTCTTCAAAATCAAGGGGCTCTATTTCCGGTAAATGGTAGGCATAGTAGCTATTTTCCTTGCCAGCGTTACGTATTAATTTTTTATTTAAGAAAAAAGATGTGGGTACTACTCTGTCTCCACGGCTTGTCTTTATCCTCCACAGGTGGTCCTCAGAACACCGAGTACGTCTATTATCATGTAATACGACTTCAAAAACCTCCCGCTCCCCTTGGGGGTATACTTCCAAAACTTTTGTAGGCTTACCAGACGGGGTCATTACTAAGTCCCCAACTTTAATATCTCCCATAAGCTTCCAACCGGACGGGGTCAGAACTGGCTCTGTGTTGGGCTGTGCAAACCCCTTTCTACGGGCCTTAGCCACCATGATGTGATGTCCCCCGTCTATCCAAAGGGGCTCCCACTCCAAGTGCAGCTTTTTAAGTTCTTCTTTGGAGATGCCGAATCGGGCAATGTCTACGGCGTGAAAGTAGTTATAGTCCCCATCCCAGAAGTCAGGAAAGCCCTCAACTTTGCGATTGCCCTCCTTTTTCATGATGCGGTAGTAGTTCAAATAGAAATAGTGGTCACCCGTAATACGAGCACCACTTACTTCGTGTCCCTCAATACATCTCCTTAACTCCTCATCCCAGTATTTTCTCCAAGAAATTGTCCCTTTCGGGGCATCGGTGTAGTAACCGTATTTCTCAAAGTGTATCGCTGGTTCCCGGAATACTTGAGAGTTGAGCCAAATCCCCTGCGAGTTCCTTACCATCTTTGAACTTTCCTATAATTGCATTCAGTAACGCGGCTATCTTGCCCAAGTTTCCTAGAACTTTAAGCCACGTAAACTTCCCCTTAAATAGCGACACTAACTGTAGAACAAACGGCAGCGACTCCCAGACTGACTTGAGCGCATCCAAGAGCTTGTTCAGATCAATCCGAAGCTTGCGATTCTCAGAAGCAAGTAGGGCATTCTCCGAGCGTAGTCGGATATTCTCAGCCTGTAGTAATGAAAACTGCTCACTGTTCATAAGGATTGATTTCTTTGTTTGAAGAAGAATCGCTAATCTCCTTGCGAGTCTTATCCAAGAGTGAATTAATGTTTTCCACAATACTATCCACCCGTGTTAAGGCAATGGACAGATCGTTGGGCTTGTAAACAGGCTTACCATTATCGTCACGCTCATCGAAATCAACGTTATTAAAGTAGTCAGCCATACGGTGAGCACCTTTCAGGGAGGAGTTCAGAAACACAAAGGTTGGTGACATATTCTCAATGTGCCTTTTCCAAGCCTCCTGCGCCTTCTTCACATTCCTGTTAGGTGCCTTACCATCCAAAAAGTCATTCCTCAAGACCTCTTCCCCTTGGCCGAAATAAATATTCTCCTTGCGGGGGTCATGAGAAAATACAGCGTAAGCTAGTTCCTTTAGTGCCTTATCCTTATCTTTCTGAGACCAGACTTTGGCCATTTCAGGGATAAGTAAAGCTTCCGCCGTGGGTACTACCTTTGTTCCTTCTATTACAAAACAAGTCATGTGATGTCAAATACTAGTTCGTAAGTCTCTTTCTCTCCATTCTTATAAGCATACAGCTTCTTACGGCTCGTTCCCGGATTCTTGGCACGGAAGATAACATCCACTAGGCTTCCGTTCACTCTGGAGGCTATACAACCGCAGGAGCCGTTCACCTTGTCAGGCTCAAATCCCAGATCAAAGCGATATTCATTGTTCTGGTTCGCCTTCGCGCTCAGCTGGGTAATACTTCCCGTCAACGATATAGTATCCATCTACTGTTTCACCTTTTAAACGTTTGCGAAAATCTTTTTTATTGATCTTTGGGTAACACCCTCCCTCACAGGGTTTAGAGCTATATTGCAGTGCCGGGGCGGGGCAGCCACAATGTTGGCACTCTGGCTTACAGTCTTCTGGAATAGAAGACAGCCGCACCTCAACCTCTTTGTGTCTATAGGGAAAGAGGGATTTGTGGATTCTTTTAAACTTAGCCCAGAAGTGCCCCTGCACAAAGTATTTAACAGTGGTAAGTTCAATACCTTCGTACCTGATCTTCCACCAAATTAGTTTCCAGTTCATAGTTTACCATTTATAAAGTACAAGTCCCGACGAACCTTAGCCAGCTCTTCCTGAATGGCTCCGTGAGCACCGTCTATATATAAGCTATCCGCCAAATCCCTATAATACCCTTCCCGGTACTTATAAAAACCAAGACGGGCCCCGTTAAGGCTAACCCTGTGGGGCTCTACTCCATGAGCTATAGCTATCAAATTGTTAATATGGTCAAATAGCAAATCCGCCACATCCTCATACCAGTCAGCCCGAGCACCCGATTTGGTGTACTTGGACCAGATGATAGAGTTATTCATCGCCTCCATCATTATCACGAGCGTAGAGTGTAGATTTGTAGCCTTTGAACTTGTTTGGGAATTTGAGGACATTTTTCAGTGTTTTGATCCTATCTTCGTCGGTTGCTCTCTCCAGTTTTAGCTTTGCCCGGTGTATGTGCGGCCTAAAACTACCTACGTACAGAAAAGAAATGGTTTGAAAATCTTCATTATCGCGCATCTTATCGGCTATAGCACCGTAATATTGTCTTATCACCTTCTCTACCAGCTCATCATCCTCATCCTCAAACCGAAACTCCGTTACCGGGCTCATAGGCAAACTCGATACTATATCTCTGTACTTTTCCATTAGGACTGATTAGTGGCAGAATGTACTTACCTCCATCTCTTTCACGAACAAACCCCTTGTCGGTAACTTGCTTAAGGAGGTTGGACATCTGCTGGTTTGATATATCCATCCGATCTCTGACCAACTTACGGGCTGCGGTACAAAAACGATCATTCTCCACCAAATCCCCTTCCAAAGACAGAAAGTGAGCCAAAAACTCTACCTCTCTACCTGTAAGCCTAACTGGAAGTAACTCATTAGTCAGGCTAATATGAGCTTTGATGTAGTCTATTTTATTATCGAATGTTACCCTTTTTGCTTTCATGGTACCGCACGAATCCATCGTGGACTTGTTTCAAAAAATCTTTTGTATACTTACCATAGTCGTGATAGTCTTTATGACACTTACGGCACAGGGCCATGAGATTGTCGGGAGTATCCAGTAAATCAGAGCCTCCCATTTTAAGCTCCTCTATGTGGTGTATGTCCGAAGCGTATCTTCCACAAACCTCACAAAAGATTCTCTCCTGATCCCCGAAGCCGGGGTAGAAGTGCTTAAGATACCTCTTCTTGTGGGTGGACCGGAAACTCAACGCCGCAAATATTCATAAGCTTTCCGTGAAACTCCTTGGCCAACTCACGTGACTTAAAGGAGAGCGAAAAGCTATTGTTAGTCAAAGAATACACTTCATACCCCTCCACAATCTCATTGAACCGGATAGAACAGGGACAAATGTCCTCCAAGAGAAACCAAGTGTCGTAATCCCACGTAGGGATGTCCACTCTGCGATTCTGGATTACATTATTGTCGAAGTATTGCTCCTTCTTAGAGACCCCTTCGGCAAAGCCCTTGATCCGGACCATTGTATTGTACAGAAAAACTTCCTCCGAGTACCCGGCAGGAATAGTAAGGTACTCAGAAGAAGCGTAAGGTATGAAGTATCCTTCTTTAGCCCCGTATCGGGCTACTCTACTGTCCGTCATTTTCTGCATTATTTGCAGCTTTTCGAGATTCCTGAATCATTTGGTCCAGAAGTGCTTTGTTGTCTTTGCTGGCATACCCTACAAAAAGGTCGCCAATCATTGACGTCTGCTTTGTGGTGTTGTTGAGCTGACTGACAACGTTTTTCAAAACTGGGTCCGCTTTACGCACAAACTCTACCGCAGTGAGTGCATCAGCATTGGCAGAGGCGATACGGGTGGCGTTAAGCCCTGAAATAATAGTAGCACTGAGGCTCAAAGCCACGGCTACTCCTAGCAGAAAATCCTTAAGTTCCATTTAGATTGAATTTTTGTACAGTGTTAATAACATTAGTTTAAAACAAAATGTTCCTAATTAGCGAAATTGTTTTAAGTTGGTTATAATGGGCCCTACTTTTTCCCAAGCGGCATAGTGTGGGTAGAATTGAAACACTTTAATGTCTGTAGAGAGGAAAGGTAGGATGTTCTTGGGTGCGTCATCAACGTAGTGGGTGATCTTGTAGTCTTGGCAAGCTTTCAGTTTATCTCTTGAAACTATGACGGGAGCTTCTGGGAAGCCTAATTGTTTGAGGTTCTCTTCACGTTGTTTCTTCCACTGTTTGGGGAGGGCTGTAATATAGCAAGTAACTGGAGGGAGGGAGTCTGGAGAGGAGAGGGCGTCTATATTCTCCCAAAACCGCTTATCGCCCTCGATCCTCTTCCAGTGCTTCCCAACCTCTGGCACTTTCCACTCTGGTAAATGGCGTCTGTAAGGATAACCAAGTAGTCTCATAGTGTGCTTGTACCAATTCAACAAAACCCCATCAACATCCAGTGCGTATCTCAAATACAAATGATTTATTTGTTCTCGGTAAGATGACTAAAGATACTAAAAATCCATCAGGATAACAACTTTTTAAGATACAAAGATAAATCCAATACCTCCTCATAAGCATGCTGTAACCACTCCTCTACGGTAAGGTCTTCCCGGTCCATAGTAGTGCCGTACTTCTCTTTACCAAGAGCGGCCCGTTCGGATAGATCATCTTGAACTAAGGCTACCAACTCTACGTCAGTACCAAAGTCCTCATAGCAAGCAGCGAAGTCCATGAGAAACTCATAGTCGTACTTGGCACCCTCTTGGGGCTTTACTCCAGTGTACTTGATGAAAAATTCTTCTGGTGTCATATTGCTTCGTCTAGTGAGTTAATAATTTCACGGAAATAATCAGCTTGTTCGTAAAGGCAATTTATCTGTCCCTCTAAATCTTGGAGCCGTACCTCACTCTTGTCGTAGAGCACTGCACTTATTTGGATCGCATTCCCGGTAAGTCTATAGAGGAGATGATTTAATCTGTGGCTCAGCTCTGCGTAGGTCTCCCGTACCTTGTAGAAGTTCTCGAGTAGTAGAGGGAGTGGGGTGACTTCACTAACTCTTTCCTCTACAGACTCCTCTGGATTATATACTTTCTCTAACATGATTGAGAATAAAATTTGGTGGTGTACTGTAAAATCCCGGGATTTTACTTACTGGCATTCTGTATAAGAGCAATAATGTAAAATAATGTTGGGCTTTATTAAGGATTTGTAAAACTATCATAAAGTTAAGCACCGTGATAATCACTACTGCCTGTTATGATTAGGCGAAGTTACAAGCTTTTTTTGACAATGTCAAGAGCTAACGCTACTTTTCTGAAGCCTGCGGCACTTTTTTTGAGAGCTAACGCTACTTTTTCGGGATTTTTTAAAAAAATTTGTTTCAAGAGCGCCCCCTTGGTTTTAAGTCTCCTATAAATAGCCCCCCCCCTTTGTATACTCACCAAAATACACCCCCTAGGCGTCATACAGCGTCTCTAAGGGCCTCTAAGAGTGTTTGTGGGGATTCACCCGTGTGATGTGGGGAAAGTGGTGTGAGGATTGTGTGTGTGCTGAGGACCGTTAATAACTGCCCCGTCCCTTTTGCCGTTGGGGAAACACCCTCCCCCCGTTGGATTTGTGAGGAAAAAAGCGGCGGAGGGTAATATAAAACATTTCCCCTAAAGACAACCCTTTGAGGATCAGCCATTTAGCCCAAAACAGCATATAATTTGTATTATGTTAAATAGAAATAGTAAGTATGAATTGCTTTTGTAACGGTCTGGGGAACAGCGTATTAAGGCGCTCAATCGCTCGGAAGACCTTTATTCCCGGGCATTCCCACAATGTTTGTACCATCCTATTTCTTAAACTATTTGTAGTAACCTATAAAAATTTCAACAATACAACACTCCCGCCCAAATATACCCAATAATTCCCCTACTATCCTAAACAATTTTCAATCACCCCTACCTTTCCCTAAATATCCTTCATATCACTCCATTCTTAATATCGCACTCCTAAACTTTTTTTTATTCTAACTACCTGTTAATCAGTACCTTATTACTCTCTCTGTCTTATTACTTGCCTAGTGTTTGCATTGTTCGGTTATTGTTTGCATATTTGCGGCAGGCAGGTGAGAAAACTATTCTCTCGCAATACAAATAATCTTTCGGGATTGTTTGGATGTTTGGGAAACGTTTCTTACCTTTGCACAGCAACGGTTAAAGAACCTTTGCATCATTCCTTTGATAATTGGCATGTTTGGGGAATTGCTCTGAATTTAGGTTCTTAGCTTTCCTAGGTGTGTAGTTGTGGCGTGCTCCTTTGACCGGAGCGCCTTAATATACCCTGCTCGCGGTAGGGTTGCAATGATAGCTAAAGGATTTTTTTTCCAAACAATACCAATAATTTTTTGGAATTGTGCGAAATGTTTTTTACCTTTGTGAATACAAAGCGGGAAAAATAGTATTCCGGTCTTCGGTAGCTACCCGCAAAAGTCTAAACTAGGTGCGTTCACAACGTATCTAGTATAGGGTGTGCTAAGTTAGCGCTTAGTATGCAAACAAGTCTGGTGTACCCACTTCTGTGGGGAAAGCTAGGAGTCTGTTTAGTCAGGACGGCCTATGATCCAAGCACTACCTAAATTTTGGGGCTTGGGGAGGACGGCGTCGCTGAGCAGTGCCGGGGCAGCTCTCTAAAATAGACTGTATTAGGCAGTTTTAAAATGGGGGTCGGTATCCGAATGGACGGGCGAAAGTCCGCTGCGAGGTCTGTACCTATCGACGGGAATTTAGTACCTCTTAGCAAGGTAGCGGGTTGTGAGGCGTGCGCAACCTGTGACGGAGTGCCACCTTAGATATGACTTGGGGCTGTACATTACAAGTTTGGTTTGCAGGATAGACTATTTAATAGTGTGTTTGGGCGCAAGCTCTAACGACTATGAACTGCAAGATACGTGTGTATTGCGAGAGCGCTGCGCGTATGAATACCCCAACGACAACAACGCCCGTTGGTTCATCGGGGTGAGTGGGATTAGTCTAACAATATAGGATTTTGCGTCCGTAGCGCATTAACTCCCGTAGGCGGGGAAATGAATACCTATTGCCTGTAAACAGTAAGCAGAGTGTGTAAAATACCTGCTAAAAGTCACAGACGGCTTTTTGCGTGTATTATGCGTACTTTGTGCGGTTTTTTCGGCTTATTTTTGACCGTTGGGCCTACCTGAATAGCAATATAGCTGTATTGCCTTACAAGTGCAGGGGAACGCCGGGCTTTAGCCCTTAATACATATCAAAAATTGCAGACATTTATTTTGTCTTACTAAACAAATTCCTCTTTTGTATATACGGCCTATGTTATATATAATTGGGGAGTTTAGAACGGTTTGGCTTAGGATGTCGATCAGCGAAACAACTCCACAACCTGAGGGAGGGTTATGGCCTACGGTTAGCGTAGGGGTTAGGGGTTGCCACCGATATACCTGTACTAAATCGGTTAGCTGTTTTGTAAATGCCCCGACCGCTACGGGGAATGAATAAGGGATAATAGGCAACCTGTTATAGCGACGCGCCTACCTGAAAAGAACTTTAAGACAGGAATAGAAGAATATACCCTAGCTCGTCACAGGGCGCGACGGTTCACGACCGGGCTAGGGTACTGAATTATTTTATTAATCTCTAAAATTATTTGGGATATGAAAAAAAAGAGTGCAATTTTCAGTAAGATGAGCACGGAAGCGTGCCGAGAGCACGACCGTGATAAGTTTGTAGTTAACACCCCGGAAGGGGAGATAAGATTTTCCAAAAAGTTTACCCTGAACCGACTGGAAAAGAAATTTCCCGGGCAGGTAAGGGTGGTTAAAACGCCGAAATAATGGGACGCAACAAAAAAATAACGGCTCTCCGCAAAGCCAAAAAGGCGCGGCGGGCTGCAAAAGAACACGACCGCCGGACGGAAATAGGGGATGTCAACTCCCTCAAGACTGTCCGCAATCACCGCCGGGGGAACGGGGCGCGGGCGCGGAGTAAGACAAAATGCAAATACAGTGATTTTGCACACCAGCTTGCGCACAATGACGCGGCAAAACCTTATAATTCCCATCGAAAGCGCTTCGATGTGGAAGTGATAGACGGTTTACCCATATATCACGGCTACAACTACGAATAGCGCCTAAACCCGCAGCCGTATAATGACGGTATGCTTCGATGTAACTGCGGGTTCTATTTTTTTTATCAATCTCTAAAATTATTTGGGATATGGAAATTATTGAGAAAATAACCGGAAGAATAGTGAAAATTCAGGGAGGTTTCCCCGAAGCTATGCGGGCGTGTATCTCCCGCAACAAAAAACTCCGGCAATCCCGTATCGGGGGAGAATGGAGTTTAAACATATCTTTCCACCTGTCTCCTCATGAATATGAGGAAGCGCTAATTGCTTTCAAATGGTAGCAAAACAACTGTTTAACCGGGTGGCCCAACACCTTGAGGAGGCTGAACGCCTTGAAAGCGAAGGGCTTTACTCCGGAGAAGAACGGGTTAACGCCCGTCTCCTCCTTATCGAAATCTTGGCCTTATCGGATATGCAAGAGAAGGTATCCGATAGGGTTGATGCCATTTTAAATTGGGAACATTATCAAATCATTTAAAATAACTCTATTATGAATTGGGTTTATTCAGTAAATAACGCCGCCTATTTTTCGTCTCAGAAGAAAGCGGAGGAGTATCTTTCCAGCCGCGTAAAGTCTTTGGAGCCGATCAAAGAATCCCCCCTTCCCTTTGGGGGAACCCGTTACCATTTCGATAACGGGCAGCATCTGGACAAGCGCCCGGTAAATGTAGCGTAGCATCCTAACCCGCGACCGTTGGAATAAGACGGTAGGCGTCGAAGCCATCGCGGGTTCTATTTTATCAATCTCTATAAATTTTGGGATATGTTTTTCGTATGTATTTGGTTTCTGATGTATTTCACGTTTGTATATTGCGTATGTTTTACGGGCGACTTTAGCCTGTTTAACATTGTGTTGGTACTGCTATCTTTGGTAGCGGTGTTAATACAACTAATGGCCACAAAAGAATTTGACTATGACGATAATTAGCGGAACCCTTCGCCCGCAGGATTTAATTCCTGCATTCTTAAAGGAAATCAAAGATCGCCCGGAATACATCCAACTTATGCAAAACATTCCGGCTCATGTTTGGGAAGATGAGGAGGCCGATTGGTGGGACAATGAAGCTCCCTACATCTTGGAGGAGTTGTTTGAGGTGCTGGACTGGTACGCGCCGGAGGGGTATTATTTCGGGGCGCACCCGGGAGACGGAAGCGACTTCGGTTATTGGACAGAAGACAATGCACAAACACTTAAAGTATGAAAGAAATAAGAGAGCTGATCAACCAAATTAACTACGCCATTGGTAGCGATCTTTTCGGTATTGATGCTGCCTATGGTGGGTATAAACTCGTGCGGAAAGTTGAACACGGCACGTTAGACGTCTCATTTGGGTTTGTCTCTAGGAAAGAGATTTTAATCTACCTCCGCGCATTCAAATCAGGCATCTACGCCCAAATCGAACACGGTAAATAAACAAGATATGAACTTTAGAGAAAAAGCGGCGGGCTTTATTCTATGCAACGATAACATAGGGGAGGCTCTTAAACAGCTCGAAAAAGCTGAGGACGTTGTACCAAAAGGGGTAATTGTTTGGCAACCTTTTGCTAACTATCTGCCCTATGCTTTAATCGAATATATCGACCTACTAGATGAAATGCTAGAGGAGGCCTACTTAAAAGGAAAACAAGATAAAGTATGAATCACACAAAAGAATTTTTGGAATTTCACACACCCAACCTCAGTTGGGAAAAGGATATAATTAAGTGGCTGACTAAAGAAGTTGGCCAGCCCCGCTTAATATCCACATCGCTCATAGTATCCCCAAACAAAATAACATGGTAATATACAAAGGAGATAAGCTCCTAATACTTCCCATAGGTGCTAAGCAAATACCCTACCTTGGAAAGGGATTTCGGGTTGTAACCGCAAAGGAAATCGGGAGGCCTATTCATCCAGAGGAGGCCCGGAACCCGTATTACAACTTTGAAATAGAAGAGGCCCAGTATGCCATAAACACGGCAGACCCTGAAATATGCGGGGAGGCGTACAGGGAATGGTACGAAAGTTTCGGTATAAAAATAATATCTATGGTATGAAAATAAACGTATACGAAACTGAGGTAGAAGCCCGTAAAGTAGGGATGGTATATTTCATACCTAACCAAGGTTGGGTTTCGGAAGTTGAGGGAAAGTTTTTCCTTGTAGCCGAATGGAATGGCAAGTATTTAATGAATCGTAACGGGCGTTGGAAAGTAAGGCCATATTTGCGTTCCTTAATAGTAGGGGAAGACTACCGAGAAAGACTAAAATTCATACCATTTTGAAAGAGGGAGACGAATTGTTGATACAGCCCGTAGGATCGTACCCTAAAAGGGATTTTGGGGAAGGCTTTTGCAGGGTTATGGTAATTGAAGTTGGGCATTCTTACAGCGGCCCCCCAATTTTTAAGTTAGCCGGGGTAGACTATTGGTGCAACACCTGTGAGGAAGACCTGAGTTGGTTTGGTATGTTTGGAGTTAAGATAATAGCTAAACTACTATGAAAATAATATTCTATTTCCCCGGTAATTCACCCTTGGATATTCCCGCCGGGGTTAAGGTAGGGTACAAAACTGCCCAAAGGGTGTATTGGTGGGAAGAACATTCCGTTAAATGTGCCACCCACTTAGGGAATGTTACCATATACACCCAACTACCCGACGAAATTAAAGAACCTAAAGCCGGGGGAAGGTACGTTATTGTACGCCCCGATAGTGTGAGTATAGCCCGATTAAACTTTGTTTGTCCGGACAACATTCAGGTAGGGCAAACATGGTATAGCACACAACTAACCAAGCTATATAAGCCAATGGCTTGGGAAAAAACATAGGAGATAGGGTAAAAAAACTTATTTCCCTTGCAATACCAAAAAATTATTTGTACCCTTACATCATCATTTTTTAACCTTTCAATCATTTCATTATGAAGTTTCTCGAAGTAATTTCTCAGGACAAAGACACCCTGACCGCCGAACAGCTCAAGGCCCGCGCCGAAAAGGCCCGCCTCCTGTTGGAAGCTGAGATCAGCGACGCCGAAGGCAGGGTAAACCGCGCCAAGGGCGACGTGATCGACGCCGAAGCCGACATTATCGGGGCTGTCCGCCAAGAGCCCTTCAACGCCGGGGCCGTACTATACCAGATTAAGGGGGTCAAGGCGGCCCAGAAGGTCGTAGCTGTGGCCCAGCGGGATGTTGACGACCTCAAGGCCCTGCTGACCGAGTGGTTCTAAGATTTCCGGGGGTGAAATTCCCCCGCCTTTTTCATCCTTTTTTCTCAACCTTCCAATTTTATTTCAGCATGAAAGTTCAAATCACTAAGGTGCCAGGCCGCACCGAAACGGTCTTTATTTCCGATGACACCACGATCGACCAAGCCATCACCCAAGCCGGGTTTCCGACCTCTGGTGTAACGGTGCGGATCAACGGCGTGGCAACCACGGATTTTTCCGCTAATGTGAATGACGGTGACGTTATTCTCGTAGCTGAGCAGACCAAGGCCAACTAAGGCAGACTCGACGGGAGTTGGGCGGGGTTCGATCCCCCGCCTGCCTTCAAAAAAAAAACTATGGTAGTATTAGAAAAAGATACCCGTTTCTATTCATCGACTCTGACAATACCTTTAATGCTTCCTCTAACCACATTAGGTTTTGCATACCACTAAAACAATTCAAAAAACTATATACAAATTATGATTGACGCACACAAACACCGGGAAGTCTTCAACCCTGACGACTTTAAACACCCCGTCCACATTATCGGGGCCGGGGCCACGGGCAGCAAAGTAGCCGTTGAGGTGGCTAAGTTGGGTATCTCTAACATAACTGTGTGGGATGCTGACAATATAGAGGCCCACAACGTGGCTAACCAAGCCTATGGTAACTGCCACATCGGCTTGCCCAAAGTACATTGCCTGAGTGAGGAGATTGAACGCCTCACTGACTATAAAGTAAAAGCCCGCAACGAGTGGGTAAAAGATCAGCGCAATGAATTTGCGGGGTTCGTCTTCCTACTAGTTGACGATATGGACACTCGTATGGAAATCCATCAGAAGTGTCTGCGGATGAACAAAAAGGTAAAGCGGGTAATTGAGACCCGTCTGGCCGTGAAGGGGGGCCGTATTTACGCCTACAATCCCTTCTCTCCCGCAGAATGTAAAAAGTGGGAGGCCGCGTGGTATCCCAATGAAGACACGGTAGTATCGGCCTGCGGTTTCTATCCCACCGTAGGCCCAACGGCAAGCCTCATTGCAAGCCTTGCTGTGTGGGAAATGATGGAACCCGGTGAGGGTTTTGTCGAAAAGTGGATTGGACTGGAACAAATTGTTAACTTATAAATTATTAATTAATGTCACACGAACACTTGGTATTCATACCGGGTGAGAAACTGGAAGGGGTGATCGAAGAGTTCGCCCCCGATAATGGCAACCCCGTTGAGGTTGACGGGCTGTTTGGGTATTTTTATCCTAAAGAAATCATGGATAAATACCCGGATGGCTTCGGCCAACAACACGACTCATTGCCGAACATCACCATTTTCTCACCGACCGGAGAGCTACCCCGCAAGCCAGTTACCTTCATGGACTGGCCCCAAACTGGGATAGCCTCTAAGCTGCGCGAACTCGGCGAGTTTGTATTGGCCACCACAAAAGAACCCGAAGAGGGCTTCGACGCGGTGGTATACATGCCCAAAATTGAGAACGGATACCCGCCTCCCTATTCCATCAATGGGATTAGCGGAGACTATAAATTTTCTCCCCCTAAAGACGGCGAAGTCTTTTATTGCCGGGAGGGTTGGCCTGTGGTGTCCAAAAAAGGCAATGTCATCCGTCTGCACATCTACACTGCGAGTGTAGACGCTTTGTCCGAGGTGCTGGACATAGCAGAACGGGAAGACAAGATCGACCCGCAAAAAGCAGCATCTGAGTTTATTATCCGGGGCTACAAAGACAAGGTGGATAACCTCAAAGCTCAGGCAACTCAGCTCGCTCAGCAAATTGAGGACCGCCGCCGAGCTTTTCAGGAGTCAGTCAAAACCCGGGAGCAAACAGTCTTTGAGCTGAGCGGGCTATCCAAACATCTTGACACGCTCAACCCGCTAGAGTTGGTGCAAAGTCAGCTTGACAAGATTCGGGCCTTTCCAAAGGTTTCCGAAGTATTCCTTTTGGGTTCCAACATCGTGGCGCACTGCCCTGACATGACGTTCACAAACCCCGACACGGGCGACGAATACCTACTCGGGGATATGGACATCTCCATCCCTTTGGATCGCCAGCTCTATGTGCGGTTTAACAACCGCACCCGCAGAGTGGAGGGATATTGGAATGAGGACCATCACCCGCACGTCCAAGGCAACGGTAAAGCCTGCTTTGGTGACTTTGAACTTGCTATTGAGGAGGCCCGCGCTATGTCGGATTGGGCAACCGCAGTAGATGTTTGCATCCTATTTCTCGAATCCGTAAATCCCTCCGATCCGGCAGGAGCGACTTACGACAGATGGCCTGAAGCATGAGGAGAACAAGTGAAACGGTGAAGCTAGTGATGACCTTCACCCCCAAATTAATTATCACCCCGTTAGCCTTGCGCAAGATCACCGCCGCTACTGACTACTTCGACACAGAGGTAGGGGCTTTTGGTACGGTCGAACGCCTGAGTAATAGGGAATTTCTGCTCAAGGATATGTACTTCCCTAAACAGGAGGTACATTCTACGACTACCGAAATCTCCCCTGAAGGTACACTGGATTTGTACGCTGAGTTGGGTGAGGAGGCTCAGGACCTGCGCCTACATTGGCATTCTCATGTTAATATGGGAGTCGAGCCGAGCGCTCAGGACGATACCATGTGGGACAGCCACATCCACGCGCAGAACGATGACGGGTTTTTCTTCCGGGTTATCTCCAACAAAAAGGGAGTGATGAAAGTAGATGTTTGGCTACCCGATACCGGGCTGAAGTATCTTAACATCCCCTTTGAGATTGAGACGCCCGATTTGCCCGATGAGTTCTTTGATATGCTGGATGAGAACGTGACTAAGAAAGTGTACACAAGCTATGCAGGCAAGAGCTACGGCAAGAGCTACGGCAAGAGCTACGGCAAGAGCTACGGCAAAGACTTCTCCAAGGCATATTGGGACAGCTTAGAGGATGACAACGACCTCTGCCCGGGTTGCGAAGCTCAAGGTAAGAAAAGGGAGCTGACTAAGGAGGGCTGGTGCAACTATTGCAACGCAATTTGGAAATGAAAGCATTAGTATTTTTGTATGGGGGCGGCTGGAAAGATTCACGGGTTTTTGACTGTCCGCTGCCCCCTAACAATTCATGGTTCTTAACTGAGCTGATCCCAGATGATGGGGGGTGGTGCTTGCCCAAAAAGCACGGCGACAAGTACATAACCGAAGGTCGATGGGGAGGACATATAATATTTTTACAATGATAGCACTTAGAAAAAACAAAGTAATTCAGGTCGTCAGTTTCACTGATTTCGACGGTCTCATTAACGACAGCATCCCTGCTAGAGATTGCTTGCTAATTCAAGGTAAGCCTGTGAGGGGGGTTTGGTGTGAGCTTGATGATGAACTTATCTCCCTTCTAGGGGGTGAGGATACGGTAGTATTTAAAAGAGGGGGTACGGAACACTCCCGACTCCCCGTATCTGAGTGTGTTGCTGCTTGGGGGCCTGACGGTCCCTGTTTAGCACACCCCCAACTGAAAAAAACCGGACTAAAAACCACAAAAGAAGTATTCAAATCATGGACTACATAATAATAAAAGAGGAGGTTGTGGTTATGCGGGAGTACCGCGTGTACTACGACGACCCGGAAGAGTTAGCAGACGCTATTGAGGAGTTTGAAGATAGCGGTTGGTGTGCTGGCGCTGAATACTATGACGATGAGGTCATGGAAGCTTTGGAGGTCAGCCTAACGGACTGTCATGGAAACCTCCTAGGCTGGAACGATGCTCAGGAGATACGTGAAAGTATTGGAGAGGAAAATAAGGAAGATCACTTTATAGAAACCACATACGCATGAATATATCCGTATTAATAGGCAAGACAATAACTCATATCGAAAGAACCGATGAGACATTGATATTCACCTGCTCCAACGGTGATAGATACAAAATGTATCACCAGCAGGAGTGCTGCGAGTACGTTTATATAGAGGATATTGTAGGGGAACTTTCTGATTTGATAGGGACACCTATAATGAAAGCTGAGGAGACTACGAATAGTGAGTATGAAGACTATACCTCAAGGACTTGGACGTTCTATAAGTTTGCCACAGTTAGGGGGTATGTAGACATCCGTTGGTTAGGAGAAAGTAACGGGTACTATTCGGAAGCCGTGGACTTTGAATACTTGGGGCGTGACGATGATGCTTTTATAGAAAATACATACGCATGTTAACAGTCATAAGAAACAATAAAGTCATCCAGAGCAGAGAGCTTATATCTGGAGATAAAGTTTTGGCGGTCCAACGGAAAATACGCGTACATACCGATATGTCCGTTAGAGAGGAGGCTATTAAGATAGCAGACTCAGTAAGTATACTTGTAATGAGGGGTACTCGGGATGGGACCGACGATGGAGGGTACCCTTTCTTGGCCATTTCGGGGCGTATACTATGTAGTACTGAGCAAAAACCAATGGTAGATGGGGAGACTTTTTTGTCATACATGAGGGCGCTTGCTCAAAAAATTAAATCAGACAATACAAATAAATCATTGTGGTAGTAAAGAAAAATGGGGAGGTAATTGTCGTGACCTCCTCCAAGTACATATCAGAAACTGATAGGTATATCGTCAACCAAAAGCCTTGGAGTGGGGTAGCTGAAGTTCTTTTCCCTTCCCATAAAGACGGGATTGGATTTAGGACAGACGATTATATAGGGGATTTAGAAAAGCTAAAGGAACTTGGAGAACCCATAACTGCCCTGAAATGTTCAGGCAATTACATTATGTATGCGGAACACGGTCGTGGATTTCGTTGGGAAACCTCCGTCACAAATAATTATATCATTTTTAAGGCAACAAAAGAACAAATATTCTCATGGATTACATCGGAATAATCTGCCTGTCAGGTAAGGGTTTTCTAGAAGAGTATAGAGATAAGTGGATGCCCTGCTACAAATCAAACGACGGTCTAAAAATGAAAGCGGGGAATTCCTTGCTAAACATAGACCCAAAATATTACGACAATGACAGATACAAATGCCATTTTATCCCCGCAAACGGATACGTGCTTGAGTGGTAGACGTATAGTTATCGGAGATATACACGGAGCAGCCAAAGCTTTGGAACAAGTGCTGCAAAACGTGAATAAGGAGGACCAACTGTTCTTCATAGGTGACTATGTGGATGGGTGGCCTGAGAGTAAGGAGGTGATAGATATTATCTTGTCTCTTCCCAATACCGTGTGTATTGAGGGAAACCACGATGTGTGGTGCCGGGAGTGGATTAACTACGGGCTTGGTAGGCAGGAGTGGAGAGAGCAGGGAGGTTTAGCCACAATAGAATCTCTCTTCCCTGTTGTGGGTGAAAAAAAGTACAGGGATTTCTTTAATTCTTTACACCCCTATTGGATAACCGAAGATAACATCGTATTTGTTCACGGCGGGTATTATAACTTAGGCAGGGACGATTACTTCCGCTACCATTGGGACCGTTCTTTATTCTATGACGCTCTCACAGCGTATAAGAGCGGAGATCGTAGCTTTGGTAGGCTAGCCCCCTACAAAAAAGTTTTTATCGGTCACACAAGCACTATGGGTGAGGGTACGGATCAGCCTATACACGTTTTCAATCTGGTGAATGTAGACACCGGAGCAGGTTGGGCAGGTAGACTCACCGCCTACGATGTGGATAGTGGGGAATATTGGCAAAGCGATTTAACAAAAGATTTATATGCATAAAGGAGTATTTTTAATCAGCATTAGTGGCAGAGGAAACTGGGTTTTCGCAGCTCCTCATGGGGATATTGTGCATATAGTGCATGACCAGCTCCCTGAACTATCAGAGTACAGCTTGCATATAACCTGCCAAGCAATAGCGGACAATCATTAGTACTTTGATAGCGACGGCCTAAAAATAACAGTTAAACTATTAATAGCATGATAGTCATAAGAGAAAACAAAGTAATTCGGGTAAGTGAGCTGGAGGAAAAAGACATAATCCTAAAGCCCTTTCCAGCAAACAACGTTCGTACCAAAATAACAAACGAGGATAGATTTATACAAGCCATGCAAAAAAGCGACATGGTGGGGTCACCCGTATTAAGAAGAGACATTAGAAGAGGCGAGATAAGATCATCTGGCCTTGTTTACTTTAATGAGTGGAATGAAGTGTGGTACGGAAACAGGGGTATCGAAGTGCCCGAAGAGGTTTTCATAGAAGCTATCTTAAACTATAAAAACGAATTATGAGAAAGATAGACGAGTGGACTCGGGATACTTTTTATTCTGATAGGTCCGGAAAGAACGACAACACTAGGATAGAGAGGGAGGGCAAGACAACCCGACTGTACCTGTTCGGCAACTTAATAGCTGAAAGGT